ATGCCGGAAGAGTTCATCGAAATTGAAGGTGAGCAAATCAACAAAGCAGACATCCCCGCACCTATCCTTAAGCGTCTTGAGGAAGCTGAGATTGAGAAGGCTGAAGCAGCTATCTCCAAGCGGTGCAAAGAAACCCTCCCTAACCTTGAAGAAGCTAATGCTCGTGCCCTCTTGAAAGCACACGATGAGATGGCTGAAGAAGAGGCCAAGAAGTTTGCAGAGTTTATGCAAGCCCTTGACAACCTCTTTGACGACATGACTGAAGAAGTTGGTAAGTCTGCTGCTCAAGGTGACATGGAAGACCCCAACGAAAAACTTAACGCTCTTGCCAAAGCATATGAAGCAGAGCACAACACAACTTTCGCTAAGGCTTATGCTGCTATCGTCAAGACTGATGAAGGCAAAGCTCTTATCAAAAAAGCATATCAGAAGGACTAATAGATATGAGTACTGTAGGTGGAAACCAAACACGCGAAACCATGATTGCTGGTGCTGACCTTTCGGCAAAGCAGTGGACTTTCGTAATCGGAAACACAACCGACCGCACTGTTGTTAATGCAACTGATGGTCAAGCCGCTGATGGCGTTCTCATTAACACACCCACTTCTGGCGCTGCTGCTACTGTAGTTACTGCTGGTCGTGTCATGATTGAAGTTGGTACTGGCGGTCTGACTGCTGGTGATCTTGTTGCTTCGGATGCAAACGGTGAAGCTATTACTGCTGCTACCGCTGATATTGTTGTAGGTAAGGCACTGGAAACTGCTGCTGCTGGTACCCGCACAACTATCGACTTCTTCCGTGGCGGAAACGCTGCTGCCTAATTGAAGCATAGAAAGGATTAAACTATGCCTATGTTGACTCCGTCGCAGGTACACATTGATGCACCGCTGACAAACCTGACACTTGCCTACCTGCAATCTGCTGATAACTTTATCGCTGATAAGGTCTTCCCGATTGTTGATGTGGACAAGCAGTCTGACAAATACTACATCTATGACCGTGAGAACTTCAACCGCTCTGGTCAGCGTAAACAACTCGCACCGCGTACCCGTCCTGAGCGTGTTGGTATGTCCCTCTCCAATGACTCGTACTTTGCGGATGTCTTTGGTCTGGCGACTGACTTCGATGAGCAAACACTTGCAAACGAAGATGCTGCACTGGAAACTCGCCTCATGGGTTCGACCATGCTGGTTCACAACATGCTTATCGACCGTGAGAAGGACTTTGTTACTAACTTCTTCTCGGATAACATTTGGGGAACCAACTGGGATGGTGTAGCTAACGCTGCTAATGACACAGATATTGAAATCACAAACTGGGATGACTACACCAACTCTACCCCGATTGTAGATGTTCGTCGTCTCGCCCGTACAGTTCAGCTTAAGAGTGGTGGCTTCAAGCCTAACACTATGGTTACTACCAAGGCTGTTCGTGACACTCTGGTTGACCACCCTGACATCCTTGCCCGCCTGAACGGTGGTGCTACTGTCAGCAACACTGCACTCATCACTGATGCAAAGCTGGCAGAGATTTTTGAGGTGGAACGCTTCTTCGTGATGGAAGCAATCGAGAACACTGCTGCTGAGGGTGCTACGGAAAGCAATGCCTTCATCGGTGGTAACAATGTTCTCCTCTGCTACACACCCTCCAGTGCTGGTCTCCGTACCCCCGCTGCTGGTGTTACCTTTGCTTGGAACTCTCTGCCGGGTGTCTCTAACCTCGGTTTGACTGTTGAGAGCTTCACAGGTGACTTCCTCCGTGTTGAGGGTATCGCTGAAGAAATCCACGTCAAGATGGCGTATGAGATGAAGATCGTTGGTTCTGACCTTGGTGGCTTCATCAACAGCGTTCTTGCGTAACATCGGCAACTAACATCGGCAAGTCCTTAGTTCCTAGCATCTAGGGGCTTGCTACCCAAAATATAATAATCAATAGTAATACACCCTAGAGGGAAACTACACAATGAAGAATGAAGCATATCAGCAGTACTTGTTTGATAATGAGTTTGGTTGGCAGGTAGATCGCCCTGTCTTTATAAAACTTCCGTTTTTTGCTTTTGGTAGACAATGGAAACAAGGTGACCACTTTACTTGGGATGTACAAGCCTATCGTGAAGAAGACTTTAAGAAGGTTCGTAGGGACATTCATAACCTATATCTTTCTGGTAAGATTCACCACGACAGTGCTCGTGAAGTGCAACAAAAAGTGGGTGACCGTCTAGGTGAACTAGACAAAGAAGAAATCGCAAGTCTTATCCGTCAGGTTAATGCAGAACTCAAGAAGCGATGCACTACTGACAAAGAGTTCCAAACTAAGCGTATCAAACAATCCAAAATCCTAGATAAGCAACGTGGCCTTATCCGCTCATGGCTTAATCGTAATAACTGGGCTTTGGATATTTACACTGATATTCGAGATGACCTTCTTGAGAAGGCTAACAGTAAGTCTCTAGCAGAAGAACCTAAAGACACTACAGCAGAATAACCTAAAGGACGCCCACTATGGCTTTCAGTTATGATGAAACTAACCTTAGTACTGATACAGCCTCTGGGCGTCTTAACGCTGTAAGGCTCCTTGTAGGTGATACTGATACAGGTGACCAACAAATCCAAGACGAAGAGATTACTTTTGCTCTTTCTCAGAATGGTGATAATGTCTACCTAACAGCCTCATGGGTTGCTCGTAGTATTGCAGCTAAGTATGCACGTCTTGTAGACACTGACCTTGATGGTCAACTCTCTGAGAGCTACTCACAACTACAAGCCCACTACAAGGGCCTCAGTGACACCCTAGAGTACCAAGGTAAGACTACTAGTGGGGGACTAGGGTTCGCAGCAGGTGGCCTTTCACGGGCGCGTATGAAGGCTGTGGAGAGTGATACTGACCGTAAGGGTTCTCGTATTAAGCGTGACCAATTCCGCTATGAGGATAATGACTATACGGGAGAGTACTAATGCTCTCAGGTAACATCCAGTCTCTTATTAACCGTAGGGGTCAGTCAGCTACTCTCAGGTATAAATCCTCAGGTACATATGACCCCACTACAGGTTCTCTTGGTAGTGTAACTAACACAGATGTTTCTATCAAGGCTTACTTTGCTGACTACAACCTCACAGAGATTAACAACGATAGTATCCTAATGGGTGACCGTAAGGTAGCTATACCTGCAAAAGATACTTCAGGTAACCTAATTACTGAGCCTGACAATGAGGACCAGATTCTTACTGTAGGTGATACTGTAGTTATTAAGTCTGTACAGAAGATTTACAATGCTTCTACCTTGGTCTGCTATATCTGTCAAGTGAGGGAGTGATGAAAGTAAGAGTTAATCAGAAGTCTCTGTCAGCTAAGATAAAAGGTCTTGAGACTCAAGCTGAGGAGCAAATCAAGACCAAGTTGGTGGATATTGCTGAAGACCTCACTCTTAGAACTCCTGTGGATACTGGGGCTTACGCCGAAAGTTTCTCTGTGGTGCCTGCATCATCTGGTGGTGGTAGACGAAGAGACTCACACGGTAGGCCAAGACGGCAAGACCCCGGTACTTATCGTAGTATAGCACTTTCCAACATGACTTCCGACATTGAAGGTTTGCAGCTACTTGAGAATAGAAGTGTCTCTTTCCGTAACAGAGCACCTCATGCTGACGTGGTAGAGAATAAATATCAAGTGTTCGGTGCAGCTAAGGACAGGAATAGATAATGGCGTCAGTATACGAAGAGATTAGAGCCACCTTTGAGGTCAACCTTGCTGCTGTTACAGGTATCCCTACTATCGCTTGGGAGAACGTATCCTTCAGTCCTACTACTGACCAAAGCTATGTATCTGTAAGAATGGTACCTACAACTAGGGAACCTGCCCACAGAGGCTTAACCCCTCAGATGTACTACCAAGGTTACTTCCTAGTCAACTGTTGTACCCCTGAAGGCAAAGGACCAGCACAAGGTGATGACCTAGCAGACCTTATCATTGATGCCTTTGAGGCAACTACAGACATTACCCATAGTGGGACAACCCTACACATCCGCTATGCTGAACGAGACCTTGGTACACAAGAAGGTTCTCACTATCATGTACCAGTTCGTATCGGCTGGTATCTTTACGCTTAACTCCCAAGGAGAACTTTTATGTCTTTCGCACAAGGAAGTCGCAGTGGTCTATCTTACATTGTAGAATCCACTTTCGGCACCACACCAGCAGGTAACTTCACTGCTATCCCGTATAACACTCACTCTCTGAACCTCACTAAAGATCGTGTTACAGGTAACGAAATCCAACCAGATCGTATGCTTCGGGTTGACCGTCATGGTAACCGTCAGACAGGTGGTGACATTGCAGTTGACCTCCGTGATGGTAACTTT